GAACTCGGATCAAAGGTTTAGGAAACCCTTAATCCAAATCTGATTTTCAGCGAGTTACACAATTAGTATGTGATTTTGTAGAATTATTGTAGAATTTCTGTATTTCATCATTCATTACTTCGTTCATTTCGCCCACAAAGGTAATACATTTTTTTGGGAAACGAGCAAGAAAAAGTGCCGACTTCTCAGCCGACACTCCCAACTAATAAAAAAACAATCTTAACCTTAAAGAAACCTATTTAAGTTCTATGTACTCTGTGTATGTTATCCGAGTGTGCGGATTAGTGCTGACAATTTCCTGTCTGATAGCTTTGCACCCCCAACGGAAAAACAGAAACTTTTTCGGCACTCTATGTACAATCTGGACTATGGTATCTTGCGATACGACATTCAGCGACACATCACGCCCTTTCAGTTCACCAAGTATATTTACCCACGCATCATGCCAACTGAAAGACTTAACGGTATCAATGGTGCCATTGCGATACACAATGCTGTCACGGACTTGTGTAATCACTTTCACCTCCGTTTCTGTTGCAGTTGTAGAGGCAGCTTTCAAGCGTTTAACCTTTATTCCTAATTCATCGGCTGTCTGGCACATTTTCTTATACTTGCCTTTCAGTTCTGAATAAGAAAGCTCCAACCTTTGAACACTCGCAGCCGATTTACCAGCTTCTGTTTCGTAGTACGTTGCTTTCTCCAACAGCGCCGTCTGATTGCCTTGCAAGCGGTTGTTGTCTGATTGCAACGCCTTGTTTCGCAGATACAGAGCGGAACTAACGTATAACAACACCGCTATTGCGATACCAAGCCATCTGTTCATCTTAGTACATTATTTATATAGTCAATGATACCGTCCACATGGAGTTTGGTTATTGCAGCTTTTCCGTCTTCACTTAACAGCAACTCCAAATCTTCCTTGTTGTCGTAGAATAGGTTTTCTGTCAGCACAGCGGGGCAAAGAGTATTACGGCAGATAGCAAGGTCTTGCGGAATGTACTTGTCGTTAGGAACGGCACGATTGCCTTTAAGACCTAACTCAATAGCCTTATCCCACAGACAAGCAGCGAGTTTCTTGCTGTTAGACGAGGCATTAAGTCCTACATGAGCGGAAAAGCCCCTTGCGCTATACCATTTGCCGTTACAACCAGCAGCATTACTATGTATTGATACCACAAGTACATTCTTGGCATCCACCTTACGGCAGATGTCATTGACACGCTTACATCGTATGGAAAGCGATATGTCAAAGTCTTCTGGCACTATTCGCTCTACATCATAGCCCTTACACTTGAGGCAGCTTTCAACACGCTTTGCAATCTCCCTTGCAAAAGCATATTCTCGCAAACGACCATCGGGCGATTGCTTGCCCTTGGTGTTTACACCGTGTCCATTGTCGATTAAAATTTTAACCATAATATATAATTAGCTTAAAATGTTGTATAAATGCGCATATAATTTTACGCAGATATTGTATTTATGAATTAAGCCGTTGGTAAAAGTCTGTTTTGATGTTGTCGTATGCGAGCTTAACGTTTGTGTAGGCACGGGCATTGTTTGCACCGTCCGCATTGTAAATCTCGCCATCCACCACCTTTGCCACATCTTCCACCCATTCGATAACGCAATAATCGGATATTGGTTTTCCTCTGTAAGTGAACGGGTCAAAACGGCTGTTTCTATCATTGTGTATCACCATTAACGACTTGCGGATTTTAGCCGCTGTCGCTTCGTGGTCTATGATATGATTCTCTTGGCGCACCCTTTTTATCAGCCGACAAACTTGCTCTATTGATAGGTCAAAGGCAAATCCTGTCAGATTGCGTATGCGCAGCAGCGTTTCCGTCCTTAGACCCTCCGATATGTCTTGCAACATATCATTCTGGGCGTTGGTTGTCTTGGCAAGCTCTTGCAAGCTCTCCTTGTTGTCTTGCATCATCTGCTCAATGATAGCCTTGAACCACTTGAAAATGGCAACCATCATTGCAGCCGACAAAATCAAGAAGAAAGCCGCTGTTACTGCCATCATGCCGAAATCACTTATACCGTGCGCAACTGTCGTTACATCTGTTATGCTATTCATCGGCTTCGTCTGTTTTTGGTACGTTTATAGAAATCGAAGTTCTCTTTGTCTTCCCTTGTCACCTCACTTTTTGGCGAGAATACACGAAAGCCGTACATATTGCCATAAGATACCACCTTGATAATGGCACGGAATGGATAACGCCTATTAGGGTTACAGAATACATCTTTCAGTTTCTTGCTGTCAGTGAAGAAAGCAGACCTGTTATAACCCTCGCCATAAGCGACAAGAGTACGCTCCCCATTCTCTGTTGCTCTGTTCTCCCAACCCGTGAATACTGTCACTTGGTTCACTACCGCATCCACAGATGTAAACTCACAATCGAACAGGTCGCTGTTCTCGTTAGGGTCTTCTACAAAATCTTCTATCTCGTTCATAAGTCCATTGGAATGTTAAGGGTTTCACAATCGTTGTCTATCATCGTGCGGATTGCCAGACGGTCTTTCAAGAAATCCTCATAGGGCTTCTTTGCGGATTCATCCATCAAGCCGAGTGCTGCACTCTGATACTCGTTCACTAACTTGCTTTCAGTCTTAGCGGGGTACTTTGCAGTAATCAGCGTACTGAAAATGTTGTCGGCAGTCTTGGGGTATTCGACACGAAGGCTGTCATACTGCCACATCTTGCCTGTCGGGTTTTCTCCGTCTTTGGCTATGTGTGTACCGCCCATTTCTTCCGTCACAACCTCCACTTCCTTTATGTTGAAGTTGTAGAGGAATGTTCCCTGTCCGTTGTTGTACGGGTCTATCACTTGCGGACGCTGTGCTGACAGCAGACCCATTGATAAAATACTTGTGTCCATCGTTTATAATTTTATTAAAGACATTCTTTTTGTGCGCCTCACTACATCTGATAGTCCAACCCCATTCAGACGGAAAGAGGTGCTTTATATCATTCTCATCTTTAATAGGACATTTCTTAGCGATAATGGACGCTTTGCGGTAGAACCTCAACAGTATGCTTTTTCTTAGCAATACATTGTAATGGTTTTGTAGGAAGCCGCAATAATCAATGCCTCTATCATCAACGGGGTATATCTGCCAATTTGCCTTGAACTCAACTTTCAGTTCGGTTGCGAGATACAAGCCTGTCATATCAAGCACAAAGTGCAGTGCCTCTTTGCTCTCGCACAAGAAAACCATATCATCCATGTAACGGAAATAATACAGTTTCACCCCAAACATCTTTAGAACAATCAAATCAAGGACTTCCTTAACCCAATGGTCAAAATAAGCCAGATACAAATTTGCTAAGTATTGGCTTGTGTAGTTTCCAATAGGCAGCCCCTTGTCTTTACCGTTACTGTCAATAATCTTGTCTAACAGCCTTAACAACTGTTCATCCGCAATAGTAAACCTTATGATTATTTTTAATGCGGTATGGTCTATGTTGTCGTAGAACTTGCTAATGTCAGTTTGAAGACAAAAACGAGTCCCTTTCTTATCTCGCATCAATGCGCTACGCACATCAAGCATACACTTGTGTACTCCACGACCTTTAATGCAAGCATAGGTATTTTCAATGAACAAGTGCATCCAATGCTCACCCAGCACGTTAATCACGCAATGATGAATAATACGGTCGGGAAAGAATGGCGCAATCATCAGTTCACGCTCTTTCGGGTCATAAATCTTTCTTTTCTTGTATTCGCCTGGTACATACGTTTCATTAGCCAACATTTCATACAACTCATACAGTCGCTCACAGATATTGTCGTTAAATTCGTTAATCTCTGTTCGCTCGCCTTTTCCACGCTGTGCGTTGTATTGAGCCTTGCACAAATTTTCATTCGTGTATAGCAAGTGATAAGCGTTCTTTATCTTCTTTGATGGGGAACAAGCCAGCTTGCCTGTATCTCCAACATAAAGACCGCAATCCTCAAAGTCGGTATATTGATACAAATATGTATTTGCTTTCATCACCTATGTTGTGCCGTTAGTCTAATACAGAGCTTTCAATCATTTACTCGCACCGTGTTAATCACTATTTTTCCACCAAGAGGTGAAGTGTCGGCAGCATTAAGTATCTTATTTCTCAATTGAAACCAAACGGTAAAAGCGGAAGCCACTGTTCGCATTCGAGTTCGAGGAACGATTATTCGCATTCGCATACCCCCAGCCCGCATTCGCACCATTATTCGCATTAGCAGACAGAAGCAAACCCAACCAACCAGACGCATTTCTACCAGGGTGCCAAAAATAGTCACAAGCACCTTGATTGCTATTACCACCTATTGCATCGGGGAAGCAGATACCATTGCTTGAAATGGCAAAGTGTAGGATATATCCACTATCACGGGGCAAGTCGCACATTTCCGTATAGCCATCGGGGACAGTCGTAGCATTGTCTGAATGTGAAGTGAACTTTGTCGGGTCTTCGCACAGATAAGCAATACTCCTACCTCCCTCTTCGTCGGGAATATGGCGTATAAGCACATCATCTGCCAAAAGCCACAAGTATTCAAATGGGGCTTCCAAACCACGGTAAGATGTCACATAAACGGTCTTATCTCCATCCGTCCAACCTTTGATAACGTATGCGATACGACCTGTATTGTTGCCAAGCGTTGCAGTAACTCCACAAGGCACGAAAGGATTATAGCCGCCCCATGTATTCCACTGACCACTATCAACAGCGGGACCACTACCCAAGCCGCCCTGTCTGAATCCGTCAGCAGTCAGCGTTTCGTTGTAAGTGTCTTGACAATGTAATGAAGCATATTCTATGCGTTGCAACCACGCAATTTCTGTATATACACGATACACGCCAAGGTGAGTGCCGTTTTTACAATAAGGTCGTGCGTCAGCCTTACTGATAGATGTTCTTGGCATACCAAGCATGGAATGATAAGTACCATCCCAAGCGGAATTGGAACCGCTACCGCCACGGTAACGTGCGGCATTGTCAAGCATTTTCAAGATACTCTCTTCATCACGCAACAGTTCGCCAGAGCCATCCCATTGCAACCAACAACCAGACACGGCTGTATTGGTGTCACGGTCAATAGTTGCACACCAAGGCGAACAAGTCTTGCGTGACATATTCACAAAACCAGGCAGAGGGTATTCCGATATGGCATAGAGCCATCTTGTACCCTCGACCTCAAAGCGACCGAAATAGTCGGGCTTTTCCAACATCACGTTTCCATCCGTGCTGTCAATGATAGCCTTTGCACCCGAATCCTTCTTACGGCTGTCATTCTGATGCAAGTAGTATTTTACAGAGCCGTCCGCATTTTCAACGAAACGCCTCAATTTCTTCTGAATTGGTAACGTGCGGTGCAAGTCAAGATTGCCAACCCTTTTGAGCTTGTAATCCTTGCTTGTAAAGTCACCTTCCACACCGTACCACATATCGTAAGGATATTGCGGTTTAGTGGAACCGCTGCCTAAAATAAGTCCCATACTCTTATACGATTTTGTTAGGTTGTTCACTCGCTCCCCAATATACCTCATACTTCTGCAAGTCAATAGCGTTTGGGGAAATGTACGCTATCATTGCGGGTGTACAATCGCCAATTGGCACAGGAAAGGCTCCCTTCTCTCTGTCACCAATAAGGCGGCAGTCAAGCAGTGTGTCGCTCAACATTGTGTTTTCCTTGCTACGGACATACACAGAGAACGACACACCACCCAAAGAGAAGCCCTTGGAAAGGTCGGTAATACGACCCTTGGCTATAATTCTTACATCTTCCATAATTTACTTGGTAAATCTACACTGCAAAGGTAGTAAAAATGTGTCTAAGAAACACACTTTAAGGCATAAATCAGCAATATTTGGAGCATTTGCCCCAAAACACCGCCTAATATGGTGGCTAACAAGTCCAACCAATCCCATTTACCACCATAAGCTCTGTCCTTAAACTCCATACCACAAGCCAATCCACCCACGAATAAGACCGTGAGTAGAAAGGCACAAGGAATGGCATAAAGAAAGTGCTTTTGTCTGTTGCTTTCTGTAATCCAACTCATAATGCCATTAAATTTGTTAAGTTCGTTTCAAGCGCATTGATTTGTGCTCGTTTCTCATTTCTATCTTCGTGTAATGCCTTAATGTCATATGGCAGTTCTTCACCGACAAGGGAGGCTTCATAACACTTGATAACTTGATAATCTGTTTCTGACAATTCAGCCTTGATTGCGTCAATCTCGCCCTGTATCTTTGTCGTATTTACTACCTTTTCATACTTGAATGAGATACGGTTTCCATTGTCATAAGGCACTAAACGAATGGTGTAATCCTCATCATCAGAAATAGTTTTGCTTTCGTCTATTTCATCAACAGGCTTCCATTCAGAAGAAAGATTTTGCGCCTGTCCTTGCTCAACATCCCTCGCTCTTAGAAAACCATTCTCCATATATCCATACATTGCCATAGTCTTATTATTTTAGGATTTCCACCTTGATACTATCCAAGCCTCTTTTTTCACATCATTAACATAGCCAATAGTGAAAACAAACATTCCACCTTGTCCCTCTACAAATGGATAATCGGAGTTTTCCGAAGTATCATCGTAAATACAATGTCCTGTCAATGGCTTGAATGTCATTTTACCACTCCACCATTGCTTTACGAATATTACCTGTCCATCTGTTGGATTGGATGGCAGATATACCGTTTCATCGTAACGAGAATAACCGATAACCACACTATCACTTCCCGACAGGTAACTTGAATGTCCTTTCGTTCCGCTTTCTGTGATACACTTGCGCCCAAGTATAAGACCACCAGCATACAGATTGTAGAAGAATCCACCATAGGCGGGTGCAGTCCCGCTGTTGTCCGCTCTACCATATACACCAGCAATGATTGTATCTACCATATTAACCGACCATGTTCTTTTAGCAACATTGGCGAACCCAAGACCAACAATTGCCCCACGGTGTGTATATCCAGAGCTTGAGGGCATACCATCCGTACCAGCCATATTTGAAAATATGCCTGTTGGAGAAAGGTATGATGTGCCAGTTGAATAGCTTGGCGAGTTTTTAGCGTGAACTTCAACATTGCCTCTATTCAGACTAAGCCGAATGTTTGCACCAAACTGATTGCCATACTCCGACATAATGTTATCATAGTCATTATCGGATGTTTCAAGTAACACCTCGCCACCCTTTGCGTCAAGCGTTATTTTATTGCCTGTTTCAAGCGTTGATACTATCTTGCCTTGGCTTATAAACCAATCACCGATATTTGCGCCCTCTGCCAAAAGTAGATTTGTAGCAATGCTTTCAAATTGCGCACCAAAGTTATTCCACTTTGATGTATTTGTTGGTAGGACATTTGAGAAACTACCCGCATCTATCCGTGCCACATAGTAAATGCCATTATATTTGACTGCATCCACACGGTACTGATTGCCGTAATAGGTCTTGCTGCTATCATATACACCACGATACACTAAGGCAGGACTTTTGCCATTCTCGCCATCCTTTCCGTCATAAGGTGTAATGCGCACAGGGTCACTCCAATTGGTGAGCAACGCACCCGTTGCGCTTTTCTTGGCAACGACCATCCAAAGATATTCAAGTGTTCCAACAGTCGGCTGTGTAGTTGTCCAACCGCTCGGCTCTGCATCCGTCTTAACCAAAGCGGGCGCACTATTGCGTGAGCCGTTCTTTGCAAATCTGTACTCTTGGTAGTCGGGGCGCATATCATCAGAATTTGCATCATAGGCGGTTACCACCTTGCCAAGTTCCAACTTTGGCATACATATGTAAAGATATTGCGAGTTGCCCTCAATTATGATTGGCAGCAAGCGGAACAACACACATTCGGTATCAGCGAAACTTGATTTGGTCTTGAATGTAACCGTGTGCTTTACCCATGATGCACTTGCCTTATAGCCAACGGCACAATCCGCACCAATGACATTGTTCTTTTGTACACCATCCACAAACACCTTGGTTGTATCAATGGCACTTGGGAATATGTATGTCTGGAATATTGCACCGTCCACTTCAAGCAATCTAATCCAATTAAGGGTTACTGTGCCTGTCCGTGGGTCTGTACTGTCATACATATAAGCCGTAAGTTGGTATTCCCCATCCGAGGGGACATCATCAAAATCAAGTATTCCTACCGAATCGTATGTATTGCTGACAGCAACAGATTTACTCCATGCCCATCCTGTTTGCCAAACGAACACCCTCAACTCCTTTCCGTCCGATTTGGCTTGTGCGTCAATTCTTCCACTGAATGTAAGCCTGTACTTGCTACCCTTTTTCAGATACAATGTGCGCCTTGCAAATCCGTATGCACTGCTTGTTTCATTTATAGTCATTGTGTTTGTTCCACACTTTGCCCAAAACGAAAGGGTGTACCATGTGGAGGGTTGCAACTTCTTGACGGTAGAGGACTGCAAAGTCTGTTGCAACACTTCCTTGTAAACGGATTCAGAATATCGCTTGTCGTTCCTGTCATAGAAACAATTATGTCCGTCCACACCACTTGTATTGATGTGGGCAATGCTTGTGTCAATACCACTGCCACCATTATAGCGAGAAACGACATCCCACCTATCCAGCCTATCCATGCTTTCAAATTCTGTTTGTTCAAGCAAGTTCGGATTCCATACCACATAATTATTCCATAAGGTAGGCTCTGAAAAGCCACCACATACACCATTTGTTTTCTTGCGCATAGAAACCCACTCAAACGGATAGTCAGCCGACACTCCACTTGGTTCATCAGTCCAACCGCTCGGCACAAATCCCGCATTTGGCGAGAATATCAATGGAGTACCTGGAGCCGTTTCAACTTCTGTACGTTGGAATATATATTCCATTCCATCACCATCCGTACCTTTGTCACCCCACTTTGCCCAAATGACAGGCGTACTATAAGCTGACCATGTGCCAGAACCGCTTGGCTTAGTTCTAACGCAAACCCATTCATACTGATAAGTTGCAGTTATTCCGCTTGGGCTGTCCGTCCAACCACTCGGTACATAATCGTCCTTATTTTCTGAGGCGGGTTTACTTGGTGTATCGCCTGTGTTGCGCAAATAAATAAACTCTATATCCGTTCCATCTGCACCGTTTTCTCCATTCAAGCCCGTAATACGAATGGGTGTACTCCACTTTCCAAAAGTATTCGTTCTTGCATTGAGCATTGCTTGCGACATATAAACAAACTTACCGCTCGTTGGGGCTGGCGGATTTAAGCTCCACACGTTCTGCCCTATCAATGATGTTGGGTCTGTAAATGTAGGTGTGCTTGGTGTGCTGCTTGCTGCCGTATAGATGAAATAGAATGTAGAGCCGTTCACTCCATTCTTGCCGTTTGCGCCTTGCGCTACTACACCCCAATAAACAGTATTTGTTGGTACTATGCCCTTGGATGGCGTTGCGTGGTTGTAACGATAGGCACACGTTGCACCGCTATTGTCCGTATAAGAAACCTCATCACCATAGTAGTATATGTAATCCTTATTCCATACGCCACGGTACACGCCCAACGGAACGACATCACCACTGCCACTTGCAACTGACACGTTTTTGAGGGTTAGGCGGCTCTTTGCCGACACATTCCAATCAATAGAACTTGCGCTGTCACCAATGCGAAACTTGTTGCCGTCCAAATCCAAGTAACACTCACCATCACTCGTTATGATGCGTCCCGTTGTAATGGTGTTGCCATTGATGCGAGTGAAACCGTATGTGGTCTGAAAATCTCTGAAATTATCATCAGAATACAGACTTGATATAATGCCAACTTGGAAATAGTAGTTGTTCGGGTCGTTCGTATGCTCAAACTTCAATTGCTCTTGCGTCAGATACCACACACCATTTTCACCAGATTTAGAACACTTAGCAAACAGATAGTATCCACCCGTGCTTTGCAGTTCAAATGATGCTTCGTTCATCTGCCAGCTCCTTATTTTGTCGTTGTCAATAGTAAGGTGTGATAGTATGCCAGCGGTAGCCACAAACATATTAGGGTTGCCCCCAAAGTTAGCTTTCAGAACACAACCAGACAGGACAAACTGTTGGCTCTTTGCACCAACAGTCAGCATATTAGTGTCAATGGAGTTAGGCTTAATATTCTCCGTGTCAAAGTAGCCGTCTGTATCATATACCATATTGCGCAAATCCTCTGTAGTTCTCCATCCTCTCCTTGCCTTATTCAAGTCACGGAGGCGATTGTTATTGATAACATTCTCATGGTCTATAACCGTGAGAACGGTCTGCGTCTGAATGGATATTGCTGTGCTGTCTGCCAAAGTTATCTGATAGTCATGCTCCAGCAACAGATTGCGAGTGATTTTCTGTATGCGCATTGTTTTCTCAATGCCAAAGCGGGTGTCTTTGACAGGCACATAGTCACCTACCGCAAACACGCTCGTTTCTGTGTCACGGCTAAGAGATTGCAAGAAATACAACCTGTCAAACGTAAGGGCATATTGCGCCTTTACTTGGCTTGCATCCTTGAAATCATCGCTGCCAGCATACCACAAATCTTCTTCTGCTCTTTTCTCGTACTGTTCGGGCAGATATATGTCCGTGATTTTGTAAGTATTGCCAACTTCTATCTTGTATGCGTCCTGTGTTTCGGTAGAAGGAATTGTTAATCCTCTGCTATCCGTGAATGGGATAATCTTAAACTTTTTCGTCTTATCGTCATACCCGCCTTTTGCATTGAGTTCAAACTGCTGTCCAGCCAAACGACCAGATGTAAATGTGATTTTTGCGCTTACGCCATCAACAAGATACATTGTACCCTTATCATCTTTCTTGTTAAGGTCAAAATCCATTGTATCATCAATGAAAGCACAAATATCATCAGCAACGATAGCCGTAACCTTGCCCGTACGCTTTGGATAAATATTATCATAGGTTTTCACATCTTCCTCACTGCCTATCTTGTCACGCAATTCTGCGTTTTCAATGTAGCGTTTGCTTTCATCTGAAATACCTATCATTTCAGTATTAGCCTTTACGACCGTACCATCAGCGAGGGTGTGGTCGTATTGGTTCATTCTTTGCATCGGAAGTTGCAGCCTTTCTGCATAACCTCTGTAATCGCTGCGAATATTGGTTGTACCACCCTCTACCCAAAGGCGAGTGATAATAGCCTTATCGTCTATCTTCTGCTCTTTGAGGTTGTACAAACCATTACCCTTGCCCCACTCAAAGAAATCTGCTCCGCTCGGTGGATTGATACGCTTGCCGAATTTCCCAATATGGATTGTACGAATACCGTTGTCTTGGGTTATCTGAAATTCCAAGTTGAACTGTTCTTTATTACAAAGCGTTTGCAATGCCTGTAAACAGTTCACCCCCGAAAACTGAATTGTCTTAGCTTCCGTTTCTGGGCAGTTGTCCTCATCAAATTTCCATACACCAGGGTAATCCCTCTCCAAGTTGTAGATTAGGACTTGTACAAATTCCTTGATTGTATATGTCAAGTCGAAAGTGCTTTTGTCGCTTTTGCCGTACTTGTCGCAATTTCGGTATATTGTCTTCATAAGGTCGTACATGACACCATAGAAGACAGGCTCATAGTTGTAGTAGCCCTCCGACACAATTTCACGGGTCGTTGTGGCTCTAATACTATACTCGTTGCCGCCTACAACAATCTTATCGCCCTTGGCAAACGAAAGCCATTCAGACGATACAATTTTAAGAGAAATGTAATCATCACCCATTAGAGAGCTTGTAAGTGTAGCCTCTTTGACGAAACAAAACGGCTCGTTTGTGTTGAGCTGTATTGTTTCGCCATTACGCTTGATTATTTGAGTAATTCCCATATAACAATGTCGTTAGTTTCAAACTTTTCAATGTCTTCAATCACGCCAGCAATGATAATGTCGTATTCGCCAGCAAGTGTGTATGTGTGTTCTACAACCGTGTCATTGCCAGCCACATTATATGTGTGCGTTCCATCTCCCCAATAAATATTGAGCAACTTAGATGAAGTAACCTTTATGCTTGCCTTTGAGTTGTCGTTAGCTGATATGTGGCGCAACACACGCTTTACTGGTTCGTCTTCTATCAGCTTCAGCTTGAATGTGCCGACCATAAGGTCTGTGTTATAAGTTCCCCATGTCTTTGTAATGTCCGTATCATCATACAAGCCTACCTCATAAACGAGAGGCTTTGCCTTGCCGTCATATTCGATAGTAAGGCGGTGTGTTCCGTCACCATCGAACAAATCCATAAATCGGCTGCACCACTCAACGAAAGCACTGCGACCGCTTGCCTCAAGGAAACAGTCAAGCGTGATAGTGCGCTCCTTGTACCGTTTTCTTTTCCTGTCACGGACAATGCCGTGGTAGTTGTCATAATCAACTTGGAGAGCTTCTTTCTGGGCAAGTCTGCCAATAATTCCGTCCGACTTGGAAACGGACACACCATAATCTTTGAAGTTCACGCCATCAATGTAGTATTCCACATCGTTGTTGGCTTGGGCTTTCATAATGTCGGCTTCTGTCAGAGCCACATCATACACCTTTACCTCATCAATGGTTGCAGTCGTTGTTAGCAGCTCATCAGTGCATAGGCTCAAACCTTGCGGATTGCCACCACCAAGAGAAACAATACTTACACGTTCTCCGTCCAGATATACGCTCAATGTGTCGCTATTACGAACAAAAGCTATAAAGTACCATTGCTTTGGTATAACATCAATCCATTGTTCACGATAGTTTTCTACACCAAGTAAATTCACCACCCAACCAATACGGCTTTGTGTTGTCATTACATAGGCAGACAGAGTGAAGTTTCCGCTAAACGGTATGGTTTGTGCGGTCAGACACTCACCGCCATTCAGAGAAAGAGCCTTGCCCTTCTTGGAATTTCTCGTAAATGTCGCTCCATCTGAAAGGATTGCATCAGCACGGCTTGTTGAAAAATCATAAGCCTTATTGCCATCGGGGTCATCAAATGGCAAGTAAAGTTTCAAGTTCTTATCTACCATATCAGTATGTAGTTTTATTGTTAAAGTTCACAATCACATTGCTTGGCTTGTCACCGTCCACAAAGTCAATGTCGGTGTTCGTGCCATATACATTGAGTATAACGCTTGCATCATTGCCACCGACAGACAAATGCAACTTTGCACGGTCGAAAATATCAATAGTGACAACGGCATAGTCTGACACATTAACGGCTATTTCAGAGGTGTGTCGTATGTATATGCGTGACACGCTATAACCGTCATACTCCAGCATACCCCTACAAGCTCCATTAAGCACCAAATCTGCCTTATTTGCGAGTGTTGGCATATCTTCATCAATGAAGACACCGAAAGGCTCGCATACGCCCTTAAAATGCGTCCTTAGAAAATCAAGCGTTGGGAAGTCTTCGGATATACAGAAGTCAATGCCCTTGATATAAAGTGCGACCAATGCCTCCGTACCCAAGCCTTTACGCAATTTCATTTGCCAAAGGCGGCACAGCCCTTTGTCTGTGCCATCCTTTTTCAGTTGTTCTACAAGTTCCATAATTACGATATACCTTGTGATAGTAATGAGTTGTCCTTTGTTTCAATGCGCCTAAGCGTGTTTTCTATGTTTTGCAGCCGTTCAGCCGACAAAGCGGTGTTTCTCGCTATCTCCGACTGTTGCAACAACTGTTCACGCATCACGCTCGTTTGTTCGCCTTGGTTAATAATGAAAGCGTTGAGCCTACCAGAAATCACACCGCCCGTTTCTTCGCTCATTGAGGTAACGGCTCCCGTAAGTGGGTCGCTCGCTGTTTCATCAACATCTTTAATCCAATCGCCCACGGCTTCCAATCCAGCTTTGAACTTTTCACCCGCTGCGTTCGCTTGGCGTTCAAACTCTTTCTTTTCTTCATCAGACAGCACACCGTCTTCCATAGCTTTTCCAAGATACTCAACCGCATCATTGATACCTTTAGCAAGGAAATTTCGCTTGAGGGCTTCTACGACAGCGTTTTTAAGCACTTTCTTTGTCGTTTCTCCCAAAGCCTTTGCCGCATCCTCACCAGAGCAATACGCATCAACAATAGCATCCGCAAACTCATCAATGGCACTCTTTACATCAGTACCAGCGAATGTTTCCATCATCTGTTTGTCTAAATCCTCGATTTGCTGATTTATTTCTTCAATCTGATTTTCCCATTCTTTGATTTTGTTGTTGTCGGTTTTCTTCTTGCTCTTTTCTGCCTGTATCTGTTGGCGCATAAGTTCCTGTTGCTCTCGCAATGATTCCTTTTGCGATTGCCACAGAGAAAGCATATCACCACCCTCCTTAGCCTTGTTAAGTTGCGCATTGAGCTGCTTTATCTGTGTAGTCAGCTTGGCATACTGTGCGAAGTCCCACGCTTTCTTTGCTATCTCACGTTGTTTCTCCAACGCTGCGATTTGGTCTTTAATAGCCTGTATGTTCTTTTCGTAGCCTTGGCGTTCCTCATCATTGAATACCCAATAGGTATTGTTGAAAGCTCGCTCCAAACGTGAGTAGGCTGTTTGCAAGTTGTCTATCTGCTTTTGTAGGTTCTGTATTCGCTTTTCGTACTTTTTATCGTGCAACTTAGCGAATATGCCAACCACAGAAGTAACAGAGGAAACCATGCCTGTTATACCGCCCAATATGTCACCGCTCATAAACTTGCCGACAGAAGCAGCAGCATTGCCCAACTGTCCCATGAGGTCTATTGCAGTACCCAAGCCGTCAGCTACGCCATCCATGCCCAACGCATCAAACATTGATTGCAAGGACGAGGCGCAATCCGTGCTTATGCTCGTTACTTTCTGAATGGAGTTGGTAATGCCTTGTGCTGCCGACTTGACATCTTTCTTGGCTTCATCAACACTCTTTTGCGTTCCCTTGCCGCTTGCAAGGTCTGCCTCGGCTTTCCTTAGTTTCTTCTTAGCTGCCAGATAATCATTGAAGAACGTGCCAAGTGCCTTGAACGGGTTAAGTTCTTGAATACGGTTCTTGGCTTGGTTCAGACTATCAATAACAGCTTTGTAATCAACAGGGCTTAGTTTTAGGTTGCCAGCATTGAGTTGTTTCTGTATATCACTTATCAGCTTTTGTATTTGAGCGACAGTAAGCGTGTCAATGTCCGTAAAGAGGTTTTTCCAGCTTTCAGACTGTTGCAAGAATGACATATTGAGTGCCGACAATGCCTCTTGCTCCGCTTTGTTGATTTGCGCCAAACGCTCCGCATCGCCCATTTTCTCGGCTTGGGTGCGAAGTAAAGCGTACTGTGTGGTGATAGACTGCCTTTGTTCCTCAAAGGTGCGGTAATCATCAAGCACTGTCTTTTGCAGTTCCTTTTGCAAGTCTGCATCCTGTTGTGACAGGACAAGGCTTGCCTCTGCTCTTTCGTCTGTGCTTACAATATGGCTATCTCCATTCTCCAACTTTTCTTTGGCTTTGGCTACGGCTTCAATCTTTTCTGCAAGGGTTTGGCTCTGACTAATACTTTCACTCACTTGCTGCTTGAACTTTTCAAGTGCTGTTTTCTCACCGTTCAACTCGTCACGTTGTGTTGTTAGCGAGATAAGATAATTACCCTCACCATCGGTTAGCTTAGTGCCACCATTCCGCTTTTCTTCAAGTTTGGCAATTTCATTTTCTACATATTGCTTGTATGAATTACCATCGGCAATCAGCTTTGAGAATTGCTTGTCGGCTACTTCCTTGCCCATATTCTGCACCCATCGAAAATATAGCTGATACTGCTTTTTCTTGTAATCAAGCTCGCCCTCAAACAGCTTGTTCTGGGATTGGGCGTAACTTGTGTTTTCAAGATTGCGCCTTTCTTGGAAATTCGCCTTTTCACTAACAGTAAGACCGCCTTTGCCTGCTTTCTTTCGTGCTTCTATCAGTTCATCTTCTTCTTTCTTTATTTGGCGTAAGGCTTCTTTGTGTTGCAAGTCAAGTTGTGCCTTGCGTTTATCGTAGCCCTCCTCCATAACTGCAATTCTCGCCTCTTCAAGTCGCTTTTCCGCTTCAAGTTGCTTTTGTTTCAGACTTTCAGCATTACGTTGTGCGTCATTTGCACCGCCATGACTACGACCACCGACACCACTTCTTTTCTTGCCTTTACCCGTAGCATTGTCTAAGCGTGTCTGTAACTTTGTTATCTGATTGTCGTAATCATTCCATGCCTTACTTCCAAGCTGCGCCTCACCTCTTAGCTTTTTGAGGTTTTGTATTTCAGCACTGATACCATTTTCGGTATTCAAGTTGTTCTGCTGCTTGTTAATCTCATCGTTTACTGCTTTCAACAGTGACAACGCATTTTCAAAGCCGTATGTCTTGCAATCAATCGTCACTTCTTTACCATTGAGCTTATTTGCGAGTTCATGCAATTCTTCCATGCTCATCTTGGTAATATCGACATTCGTAGTGTCTTTTGGAGCGAGGAAATTGTTTAGGTTTTGATTTACCAAGTTAATTGCATCGTTGAATGTGCGCACATCCCTAACCTCATTGTCAAGATACTCTCTCAACTGTGAAGAAAACGCTTCCATTTCTTTGTCGGTTGCATGAGTGCCAGACTTTGTGCCAGCAACGACATTGTTCACAATCTCGTTGTACTTCCTTGTAAAATCATCACCAGACAATGTTGCCAATTCTTTTGCGCCAGCTTCCACCAGACTACGCACTGCTTCCCTAATTTCGGGAGCCATGTTTTGTATATTCTCGGCTGCTTTGGTCGCATATACCTTTACCTCATTTCCAAAACCATCATCTACCTTATGGTATGTACCTGTCTTATATTCCGCATAGTTCAAGCGTGTATCGAAAGAATCGTAGTTGTCGTTACTTTTGTTTTCCAACTCCGTCATTTCTTTTTCAACGTATTTTGCTTTTATCTTTTCAGCGGTTGTGGCTTGGATTGCCGCTTTTACTTTAAGATATTTCTTTTCTTGCTCTTGCAAAGTATCGTTTTCGTCAAGCAATGTGGTATTGTATTCCTTGCAAACCTCATTTACTTTTTCCAACATTTCCTTGTGTGTCTTACTGCCTTGCTCTGATTGTTGTAGGATGGTATAATACAAATCCAACTTATCAGTAACTTTCTTTGTTCCATCCTCAAACTCTTTCATCGCATCTGTTTCTTCCTCCGTCTTGCCCTTGAACAAAGTAAACAGGCTTATGACAATACCAATAGCAGATATAACAGCACCAATAGGGTTTGCTGCCATTGCCGCCCATAGTACCTTAAATCCAGCGGACAGTTTATTTGTTGCCACTGAAAGAATATTGGTCGCTTCCGTCTGTGCTGTCTTTGCGCCCGTGTCAGCAATAGAGACTGTCTTTGCTTGGAGTGTTGCTGCTGTTTCAAGCTGTTTCTTCTTGGTGTAAAAGTCTGTCTGTGCCGAAAGAGCAGCCTTTCTTGCTGCCGCCTGTGTATCTACTGCCGCCTCAAGTTTCTTTTGTGCGGATGCAATGGCAGTGGCATTGCCAGACTGTTGCGTCCAATATACCTCATAGCGTGCGGTTTCTGTTGCTTGTGTGGCTGCAATAGCCTTGGCTTTAGCTGCTTCAACGGTGCGTGCCGCTTCCCTAACAGTCGTGCGCATGGCTTCAACCGTTTGTGCCTGGTTAGCCATTTTAGCCTGTGCCTCTTGCATGATAGCTGCTCTGTATGTTGCACTTTTGGCTGTTAGGTCTTGCTTTGATAAAGCCAAGCGTTGCTCTGCCGTCATTACCCCAATAGCTGCCGTCTCATATCCGCTGCTTGAAGCGGTTAGATTGAGGTTGGCAAGGTATTCTTGCTGTTGTGCTGTCAAAAGGCTCTGAATGGCTGCTATGCGCATTTGTTTGACAACTGCCGCCTGTTCCTCTGCTGTCAATGTCGTTTGGAGTGCCGCATAATTCGCCATTTCTGCTGCCTCCATTGCTTTTTTATGACTGACAACCTCGCCAGACAAAACAGCTTCCGTCTTCATCAGTGCAAGTTTGGCAGTCCGTGCCGCATTATCAAGTACGGCGATTCCTGTGTAGCCCTTGGTGGCTACACTTGCAAGAATGGTGGCTGCTTTGACAGAACCATAGGCGATAGCAACTGATTTGAGTATGCGCACCACATCGTCCATGTGTTCTACAAGGTATGTTGCACTTTGTATTCCAGCCGACAAAGCCCCCTCGGATTTCTCGCCTAAACTATTGAGCGCACTATCCCATGCGTCTTGTAAGTTGGAAATCTGTCCTGTCAGTGAAGAACTTTGTCTCTCCATGAGCTGATAGAATTGACCGCCCGCATTAGTCATTTTGTTAAGGACTTCCTCAACATCTGGGAATCCAATCTTTCCAGCCGAAACCATTTCGTTAATGCCCTCGGCTGTTGTGTGGTACTTTTCGGCAAGCTCTTTCACAAGTGGAATACCTCTACCCGTGAACTGTCTTACATCTTGGGCATACAAACGACCCTGTACCATAGTAGTACCATACAGATAGACTATATCATTAAGCGGAATGGAAAGACCACTTGCAATGTTACCAAGGCGCACAAGCGTATCATTCACCTTTTCGGCACTAACTCCATAAGCCAAGAGTTGTTTTGCACCCTCGGCTACACCCATGAGGTCGAAAGGCGTTTTTGCAGCTGTATTAACCATCTGCTGCATTAAGGCAGTGGCTTTTTCCTCACTGCCTAACATCGTACCAAAGGCAATCTCTAACTGTTGGAACTGACCTCTAACGGACACAATGCTACTGACAAGGTTATTCATACCCTGTCCCACAAGATAGTAGGTTATATATTGCCCCGCTCTCTGCGCCATTTGCTGAAAGGATTCCTCAACCTCTGCGGCTTCCTGTGCTGCCGTATTGGAAAAGTCCTTAATGTGTAGTTCCATAGCCTGTGCCGACACATTGAAATCGTCTATGTCAAGGGTAGCCTTAAAAGCCAATCCACCGCCTATATTTTCCATTTAGATAATTCCTTTGATATAGTTCTTAATATCTTCTTTTGTTTTTAGTTCGTGGCGTTCAATCTTGCTTTCATCAATAACATTGCCGTCTTCATCAGTAGGCAAGTCCTTTGAACGTGGTGCATCAGCAATCATCAGTTGCACATTGAGCCACGAAATGCCCCAAAGCAAGTAATCATAAGACCACCCATAACTACGCATGAGTTCGCCACGACTACCCCAAGGACTATTAAGTCCTGTTACTCTATCCGCTGCGCTTCGGGTTCGGTTTTCGGTTTGGTCGTTCCTACTTCCCGTATCAATCGAATAGAGCTGGTAAAACCCGCTGGGTTCATCATCTGACTAATAACGGCTGCGAGCTTGCGCAAACGCTCCACTGTAAGATGTTCAATGAAGAACTTGGTTAGCTCTTTTACCGCCTTGCTGTCTTTGTCGGCAACGGAGGGATTGTTGAGAACCGCAACGGCTGCAATCTCTGCCATCTGCTTTATATATTTGAATAGTCGCTTGCTTTCCTGTATCGGCTGTTCCTGTATGGTCTTTTCGTCATATTCAATGCCTATATACATTTGGCGCAAACGGTCTATTGTTCCGAGATACAAAGGCTTTATGTTGAAATGGCGCATATATACTTCTTTCATGCGTTCCGTTTCAACATCTGGTATCTCCACGACCGACACATTCCAACTTTTAGGAATACGCTTGTCGTGCCAAACCTTTGTGCGTTTTGGGAATGTACGTTTAAGGAAATTGTACCATTTTGACGGCTTTACTGGGTAAATCTTCAATGGCACAGAGAACTTGCACCCCATCTGCAACAGGGCTTGCAATGCCTTTTCCTCTAAGTCCAAACGCTGCTCTCTTGTCAGTTCTTTCTGTTCTTGATTGTCTTCCATATCGTTGTAAAGTAAACAAGCCCCCTAACCATTTAGGGAAAGGAGGCTTGAATTGGTAAGTTGTTATTACGAGGTTATCCCGCATTTGTCGGGTCTGTTATAGTTTCATCAACCGTTAGCTGGTCTTGGAACTTGATTTTCATCGGCACAAGGCAGATACCCTTTGAAGAATAGGTAATCTCGAAAGAGGGAATGATGCAAGCGTTAGGACAGCCAACAAACAAGCCCTCCTCTGGCTGAAGCCATATTGCCCACTCCTTGTAAACAGGCTTGCGTGGACGCAACCATTTACGCTTAGGCTTAACTCCCGTTACTGTACCACCGAAATAGCGAGCCATAAGCTCCATATCGGGGTCCATAAGCGTAAGTTCAACCGTGGTGACATAATCACCCATAAGGGTAATGACCTTGTTTGATGTTTCAGACTTGTGTTCCGTTGTTTCCACATCATCGTCTTTCAAGGTGCAAGTGTCTTGGTACACATCACCTAAATCAAGCCAAGCATTACCATTGGCGGGCATTGTTCCCGCTGTTTCGCTTGCTGGGGCTACATAGATTTTCTTCAAGCCCATAGTCGAAAGTATTGGCATAACTTATTAAATTTAATTGTTTGACTTCTTTTCTCTAACAACAATATCCAAAGAGAACGACACAAAATGCTCATTGTGGTTTGGCTCTTTCATTGGTGGATTGATTAAACCAATATTCCAATTGTAACCGCAACCATGCTCATAATGGTTTTGCAGTATCTCCATAGCAGCCTTGCGCAACTCTATGAGCCTTGCAAAGTTGGTATGAAAAAGAGCCTTTCCACACCCAACGCCTTGCGGAATGTCTGGCACATGAATATTGACATTGATACTACCATTACGCACAGACCCCTCACCCTCAATAGACCTTGGCACTATGACAATGCCCTCCTTGGAGTAGTCCTTTCGTTGGTAGTCGGGATTTTCCGCATAGTCGGTATTCACCCCCATGCCGTCAATCAGCATTTGGCGTACCTTGATTGCTATTTCTTCTGTCGTTATCATAATACATTGCCAAATAATTCATCTGCTTTTCTTTTCGCTTTATCCATGAGCTTTTGCATCGCCTTTGGAAAATCTGTCTTTGCTTTGAGTTCTGCGGGCAGAATGACATTGTAACCTTTTGTCTCTACATAAGCGGCATAGTTCATTCCAGCGACAATGATAAGTGAGAAAGAGTTTGAAAGCGTTTCTGCCATTTTCATAGCCACTTTCAGCGCATTGTCTGCGCCCTCTCCCTGTTGGACTGCACCACCAAAGTCAATGATTTCACCATTGTGCACCACTGCGTAGCCTATTGAGTTGGTTAGGTTGCCTGTTCTGTCGGTGTAATTATGCTTATCCTTTGCATACTTGGTGAGTTCTTCACCTAAGTATTTCAATAGGAAAATGGCGGCTTCTTCCAATCGTTTTTGGAACAATCGGACTTGTGCGCCTATCGCATCATCACCAAACATCGGAGTTATCCCCATATCTCAATGTATTTACGGTTCATGTTATCAATACCCGAAACAACAAACTCGTCTATACCTCCATCTTCGCTTGTAACACGCACCGTACAACCAATAGCCAACACACCATCAAAGTATTTTGGAATAAACACATCATAGGTGTAAGCATATATCTGTCCGTCCGTGCCTACTACTTGCCTTGCTGGAATAGACTTGTCTATCTGACATTCACACCCTTGCAAGAAAGGTGCTTTGTCATTCGGAATGGCAAAGCCTGTCTTTGGGTCGGTCTGTACGCTGCCAACAGGCTTGTATTCAAAAGTTCCGTTAGTTCTCATTGCTTACCACAGATTAGAGCCGTCAGTAATTGTTGGTACTTCATCGAAATTCTCCAAGTCCAGACCGTTCTCACTGCAAATAGCCTTGATGCGCTTGCGCAACATATCCACGTTGTAGCCTTGTGAGGATTTTCCGAGGCTATCGCTACTAAGAACAACCATTTGGGACAATACCTTTACGGCTGCTTGTGCGACAATCCTTCTATCCGTTGTAGGGTTGTAGGGCGTTTCTGTGTCGCTCATACCAACATCGGATAAGGATTTCATCATAGACAGCTTACTTGGCACATACGGCTCTATTTCAGCGGTCAGTGCTTGGATTTTCGTTAGTTCCATATACTGTTACTCTGTTACGTTGTTGTCATTCTCGTTAAGGTATTCGGCAAGTTTCTGTGCCTGTTCTTCTGTCAGCTTGCCAAGAGCGTTTGAAACGCCACGTTCTTTCACGTTGGATGCAAGGCTTACACCGATAAGTGCAAGACCCTCTTTCAGCGTTTCAAGCTGATAGGCAGTGCCTTTGAATACAACAGAGCCTTTTGTAATGTTTGCATCATCTTTGGGTGCATTATCATCATTAGCGTTGTTGTCATTCTCGTTAGGCGCATCTGACAGGGAAACAATGGCGCAAAAGCCACCGCCAACAAGGGCGTTGATACGCTCCACATCAGCAGAGTGTATCAATTCGCCTTTGTCCATAACCTTGTCTTCCACCTTGCCGTGAAATGGTTTGATAACTTTCAGTTCCATACACGAAAGGTTTAGAGTGAAACAAGGGTAGAGTTTGCATCGTATGCCGACTTGGTGATATAGTAAGGCACAACACCGTTTGCATCGGCTTTTACCTCTTTCTCATCAAATCCACGCACCTGTGCGCATACAATCTGTCCCATCTCTGTAATGAGTGGCAACAGACGGGCTGCGCCCTCTGTGTACTCGCCAGCGGTCTGTCCCGTAGATGCACCCGTGCGCCACTTGGAAATGCGAATACCATTGCCAGCATTGATGTAGTCCACGTTGTCTTCCTCGATAAGCTCACTGTCTTCAATGGCGGGCTGTATCTCACCAATGACACCAGCGGGCTTGATAGCGATAAAATTAGGATTCCACGGCTGTATGGCGTTGCGCTTTCCGTCCTTATCAACGCCCATCTTACGCTTAATCACCGTGATAGACGGGATTTCGTTCTCTGTGAGCAATGCGGTAAGTTCGGAAGCAGTTACGACCTGTGCCTGTTTGTCTGTGCCATGAGCAAGCAAACGTGTGGTAGAGTCCATGCGTAGCCATGTGTAAAGCTCTTGCGACATGAGGATTTCACCAGGCTCAATACCACGGTCACGCAAATCAGAGCAAAGGGCAGAAAGCCACAGAATAGGAATGAGCTTACCAGCCTTGGTGTTTGCAGTTGTCCAATTGCAAACACTGACAATCTTGTTCTGCTCTTCCATCTTGTAATCAATCTCATAAGAGCGACCACCAGGGTTGTTGATTTCGGGCTTGAACTGTGCGATACCCCAATTTGAGAAAGCCATAAGGCAGATAAAGTCCATCACGTCCTTACAGCCAAGATATGCGTCTTGAATGTCATGGGTAAGGGTCTTTTCAATCTGCTTAACCTTGTCAGCCTCCTTGAGGCGTGGGTTCTCGTAAACTTCCTGTAACTTGCGGTAGTCACGGGCAAACATCACGAACTTGTGTCCGACACGGGGAATTTCCTTTGTCCAGACATCAAAGCCGTCAGTTCTACGCAATGGAGAAGGTGACTCATCAGCCAACAGAGTAGCCATGAAACGGAGGTTGTATTTGCCAACGATAGCCTCGGCTGTCAGTGACATCTGAGGCGTGTTGTAGGTAAACCAACTATCAGAGTACATCTTCTGAAAGATTGTAGCTTCCTTTTCAGAGGCTTTGTCGAAAGTCTTTCTCCATGTTGCCAATAAGTCCAAAGGCGCACCATTCTTATGCAATCCTTTGAATGTTGTGAAAATGGATTTCATTGTACTTTATAATTTAGTTATTTTACGATTAGTACGACTGCGTGAGCTTAACGTGCGGGTTGGCAGACAGGAACATTCCCGTGCTGTCTTTCTGTGAAGACGGAATAGGCGGCACACGCCTTTCATACAATGCGTATTGCATTGTGTCTGCCGACACATCAACACCTGTTTCAAACTCGCTAACCTCGTACTCACGGAACAGCACAGAGTTAGCCTTGCCACGTTCTGCGGCATTGTTAGAGCTGTCCTTGACTACCTCTGTAAGCACATCGCCAGCTTTCAGTCCTGTAATGGCAGCACTAAGCGTTACGACATACACGTTACCCGTGTTGTTAAGGCAGTTGCCGTTGTCAATGGCAGTGATAGTAGGAGCGGAGGCAAACGTGCCTGTAACAGCACCGACCTTTAACACGCTATCACCAACAGCGAAACAAGGAGCGTAAAACTCATCAATGTAGAGCGTTACTTTCTTGTTGTTCTCGTTGTCCACCTCAACGACTTTTGCAGTCTTGATTACTTGCACCTTTCTTGTGGTTTCGTTGAAAATGGCGAGTGTTCCAGCGGGGACTACATCACCCACACGGAACTTCTGACCCTCCACATCAAGATTGAAGCCACCCTGTACGATAGACGGGCTACCTGTAAAGATAGGGCGCATACCCGTAAATGAAGCTGTCTTGCGTTTCATCTGTTTGTTTTATTTTACGGTTATAGACTCCAGCAAAGCGTCAGCGGCTTCATCAACCTGTTTTTCGCTTGCTGCCTTGTCACCATCTGCTTGGTTAGACATAAGACCGTTGGTAATACAGTCCTGTTTGAGAGCCGACACCGCCTCCTCCACATCTTCATCATCAGAAATGGACTTAGCGAGCCTGTCACGAAGAAAAGCGGGGATTTTGTGCTTTTCAAAAGCGGCATTGATTGTAGCCGTGCGTTCGCTGTGGCTCTTTTCCGCTTTCAGTGCTGCAACCTCTTCTTGCAGTTTCTTGATAGCCTCGCTTTCTTCTGAACTGCCTTTACCGCCACCATTGCCATCCTTGTTGTTTGGGTTGGGCTTTTCACCCTCACCGCCCTCACCGTCATTTGGCTTTGGTTTCGGATTGCCCTTTGCCTTGTTCGCCCACCTTGTAGCCTCGCTCTGGCTTGCTGTTGCCACAGAGAGAATGAGGTTTGCGGTGCTTTCGATTGCGTCATTGTCGGTAGAATCATCTGCCACGCTGCCACCCATAGCCTCGGTTATCGCTGTCAGATACTTCTCCGAAAGACCCGTATCTTTGCACTTGTCTTTTACCTTTGCAAAAAGTTCTTTGTTCATATTTTAACTGATTTATACCCCTAATTAGGAGCTGTTTATATTCTATGTTTGCAAAGATACGCATTTTATTTAATAATGTGTTCATACAACACAGATAAATTTTACTTGGTAAATTCGGGGTTTTAGCGGCTAAAATATTCACCAAGTAAATTTTTTCGGCAAATTTTCCCAAAAATATTTGGTGTATTCAATAAAACACACTACTTTTGCAATGTGTTCAAGAAACACAGATAATAAACCGATTAAAAAATAAGTTTATGAAAGCAATATACGCAAAGGACATAAAGGCGATGGTTAAGCAGTTTGACCTCAACGAAGCCGAAAGCGACTATCTCAAAGACATAGCAGAAGCTATCAACAAGGAGCGCACAGATTTATGTGAAGACATACAAATGACACTTCTTTACGGCTCTTACTCAAAGTCAAAGAGAAACGCAATCAGAGCGTTGCTTGTTTACTTTGGTGCAAAGGCACAGAAAGAGAATGAGCTATACAGGAAACTTGATAAAACCTGTTGGGAAATTGCAAAGGTGTTGAAATGCGGCTCTTACCAAGTCATGCAATGGATTAAGGGTATTGCTTGCACAAAAGACCGTTTCGGAAAGTTCGTTGAGTGTTCAGACACATTCGGACTGAATTATTTGGAAATAGCATAAAGGTAACGCCCCGCCTAACCAACGGGGCAAACTAAACAATATAGAATTATGGATGCAACAATAAATCAAGTACAGGAAATAGTGTCAGTTCTGACATCAGACGAACAGCAGCTACTCAAAGATACCATCAACTACGGTTCATTTGGCGATAGTGATTGGGAGTTCCTTGATGATAACGGAAATGTGGAAACAGTTGCAATGTATGGTTACTGCACCAATGACGCTAAGAGTGCTGGACATTTCAACGGAAGAAAGGTATCTTCTATGTTCCGTTCTATGTATAAGAAGCTATGCCAAACAAATCACAATCAGATAGGCAGATACATTTCACACTGTAACGATTGGTGGGGTGATGGTAGTGGAGATATGCTGTTCATCAGAACAGGCTACTACAACGCCTTTGAGGAATGGGCAAGAAAGAAATAAGTAAATAGACCGAACGAGGGCATAAGGTTTTCGTCAAAGAGTTAAGATAGCATAAGGTAACGTGGGGCTAACCACCCCACACAAACTATACGGGCATAATATAGCGCACATGAAAACAGGAACATCTAACTACACGCCTAAGTGCTTGGAGTTCGCCAAGTACTTCAATGGGATGCAAGGTGTAACGACACACCAAAGCGAGGATATAGACTACAACGATTTTTCGGGGACGGTCTATGTAAACCGCTATGAGTTTGTTTGCATAGACCAAATGGAAAAAAGCGGTTATATGGTGTATATAAACAACCCCAACGGACACGATGGGGAACAATGGGTGTTCGGGTACTACAAGACATTTGGCAGAGCCTTAAAGAAAGCGGCTGCAATCGTAGAGAAAAGAAAATACCCCAAACCTATTGAAATTTGGTAATAACAACTAAAATATACAGACATGGCAACATTAGCAATCAAAATTCCCAAATGGGATATTGAAGAAGAAACGGGCTACAAGCCTTTCACTACATTTTGGCAAGATTTCTCCATTGCCGACACATACGGCTTGCAAGCCATTCAAGACACATTCAACCGTGCCTTTGATGCGTGGAAAGACAATTACAAGTACCTCACAGAACTTGTGCTTGTGCTTAATCACAAGATATTCCACCACTATGTAGAGAAAGGCACAGAAGAAGAAAACGAGAAAGCCTCTCTTTACAATGAGCTTTGGAACAAAGCCAACGACTACGCATTGGAAAACTTGCAAGGTGAGCAAGCCGATTACTTCTACCACTTAACAGATTAAGCTATGGAGATAACAGTAACAGTGAAACTGACAGAGGGCATGGTGTATGATGCGATGAAAGAAGCAGTACAAGAGTTCTTCACGAACTTACCATCACAAGAAAACAAAACAGGCTTGTTAAAGCATAGTCTATGGAGCCAGATACTACGCAATGGCAAGCCTGTTACAGATAGCGACATTGAGCCACTGAAAGACAATTCACTTGGTGAAGAAACAAAGTATAGCGTAATACTATACCGTGGCACAAAGGAAATAGGAACAATTCAAATGTAATGATATGAAAACGAAAACGTGTGAGATATGCGGAAAGACTTTGCCACTGTCCGCTTTCTCAAAGTCCTACAAAGGACGTTGCAAGGAATGTGTGGCAAAACTAACAAGAGATAAGCGTAACTGTACGGCAGTCACCACTCACAAGCCGATAGATTGGGAGCAGCGTAGATACGAGATTGCTAAGGATATGCTTTGCGCTATCTATATGGACGAAGGGAACGAAAGGCGCAGCACAGACCCAGGCATTGAGTTTGAGTACCAAAGTTTGGAGAGTAATGCGAGGGAAGCTGTTAGATACGCTAACGTACTTATTGAAGAACTTAAAAAGTATGATAATGGATAAAAAAACATTCTTTCATAAGGTTAGCCAAATGCGAGCCGCACAGCGTGAATACTTCAAGACACGGAGTAGCGCAGCACTCGCCTCAAGCAAGTTGTTGGAAATGCAGATTGACGAAGAAATAAAGCGAGCCAAGGCGATAATGGCTGCAAAAGCAAAGCTATTTTATGAGCTTGTGAACACAGACCCACAGACAAGCCAAGAATGGCTCAACGACCATATCAGAGCAAGCCTTGATTACTTTTTCTGTGATGCGGAATTTCAACATCAAAGTAGCTTGAACGGACATTTCCACGACCACGGATTTAGTGGGACATACGATTTCCCTACACTCGTTATCAACGACATGGGCGATACATCAGACGATGATATGCTTGAATTTAAGTACGAGTACATCAACCACAAGTATTATGTAACATTCTTAAACAGACTGAAAGGTTAGAACTATGCAAAAAAGAAGTATTCTATTTCGTGGCAAAGCCACAGGAAAGGGCAATATCCCTACAAATTGGGTATATGGTGGCGGTTGTTTCGCTGTATGTGTCAACACATTCATATTTGCCGACCCAACCCCTAAATTTATGGGTAATGGTATGTATGAAGCAAAAGCTATTGAGGTGCGCTTTATATGTCAGTCCACAGGATTACACGACATATTCAAGTCAGAAGTATTCGAGGGCGATGTGGTACGCTTGGACGGAAACAAGAAGTACACCTATGTAATTGAGTGGAGCGAGAAACACACGGCTTTCTTGGCACGTTGCATACAGACAAAGACAGGACTTGCAAACCTTACCCCATTCAAAGATATTGAAGTGATAGGTAACATATATGACAATCCGGCCTTGTTAAAAGTAGGGGCGGATGCAATATATTATTGCAACAAACATATTTATGCAACAGGTAAAGGATATAAATAATCATGGGAAGAAAAGAAATTGAAAAGGAATACTGCAAGCTCACGAAAGAGATTGAGAGTATGTGTATCTATGATGGTCGTAATACAGTAGATAGATACGTTTGTGAGAAATGTGGTGGTCTTCTGCATACCACATATAAAGACAAGGGCGTTACCCCTTTCGTTATAACCTGTCCCATGTGTGGCGGTATGATGAGCCACACGCAGACTTTCAGAAAGGAAATTGTACCAGAAAGTGTTGAGATAAAGAATTGGTTTCGTCCAACTCTTGAACAGACATTGAAAATGTCAGATGGTACTATTGAACACATACTTAATGGAGGTCTTATTTTAGAGGAATAACGAATGAAGACACTAACATTTGATGTAATGCTCAATGGGCGTTTTATCTGCACGTTGTTCTACAAGTATTGCCCACTGTTCCCAATAGACAGTGAAGAACTTGTGAAGTTCGTTCTTGAAAAACGCCCTACACTAAAGGGAAAGCCTTTTCGTATCGCTTTTTAGTTCAAATTGAGTATCTTTGCACCCATAAACAGAAATGATATGACACCACAAAGAAAAGTTATTCACGTTGAACTGAATGAGCCGTACAACAATAAGCACCATTGGTATTTTGGCAGCATATTAGCAATATACGACACTCTGCCTGTTGATGTTGTTGGCATAGCTCATACATCATTGTGGAATGTGCTTTCTAAGAATGGGAAGTACACAACGAAGACTGCAACAATAAGGCTTGGGGTTCTTCATACGAAACAAACAAACAGAGGAAAGAAAGGTAACGGCAAAGGAGGTTGATAATTGCCCCCTCAAGTATAACAAAGATTTCAAATGATATGGTAACTATTAACGGACAGAACTTTTACAACGTTCCTTATATGTGCGGTGGCTGTCCTTTCTATCTTGGGTTTGGGAGGGCAACAGAGGACAAAGATAGCCTATCGGGTAGATGTATTTTGTTCGACAAGAAAAAGGGGTATTACTCCAACATTCCCAATCGTTGCAAAACGCTTTTCGACAAAGCTCTGACATATCCAGACGGCAAAGAACTTGTCGTAGTGTTGAAATAATACCACAAAATGTTTTCTTTTCAGAAATTTGTTGTATCTTTGCAATATAAATAAGGCTCTCAATTGGGAATCAGCGTGGATTGTAGTTCCACGAAAACAATACCAATGGTGAGCCTTATTTTTTTATTCTATGTTGTTCAATATGGATGGATTGTCCGAAACACTCCAAACAAGGCAAGTTCCGTCATGGAAATGCCTAACGATTATCCAACACTTATTACCGCCTATTTCCGTTTCAAACAAGTGCATTGTAGCCGTAGCCATGTGTTCATCAGCACCACTGCCACGATATACGGAGTTATCCAGCAGACTTTGTAAATCCAACAGAGCCTCGTTCTTTGCATCCACATCATTAAACGGTTGGTTAAGCCATTCCTTAATGCTACGGTTTGACATTGTGGCGGTCAGCCCTATTTGCGACAATGCTATTTCTTTGCCCACCAGCGCACCAACAGCAAGCCGCCTTATAACCTTTCGCCTTTCCTTTGTTTCGTTGGATAGAGGCTTTCTTACGGGTCGGTAGCCGTTAAGCGCATCCGTTATGCCTTGCTCATTGTCTTTGTAGAAATAAGGTAGCGTTCCAGCACTCTTAGCCTTTTCCATGCGTTCCGCATTTTCCCTTGCCCACCTTACTATACGGTTTGGAATTGCAGTCACCTCACCAGAACACTCTACATTGTCTGGGCTTTTGCCATCAAGGATATTGTCTAACATCTTATCAAGCTCTCCATGAGTGGCAAGCACAGGCACTTGGTAACAGCGGCAATTCGGGTGCCATCCCGTCCACTTGAATGTCTTGGGGTAGATACCTTTCAAATCATCGCAAATATCGGGTTCGGGATGGTTGTTGCTCAACCTAATTTCAATACCTACAACAAAGTGCATATCTTGCCAACGGTCATATTCTGCCGTTCTGTATGCAATGTTTGTTTCGGTTCTTGCAAGTCGCTGTGCATTTCGATATGAGGAACGATAAACGCCTCTGCCTGGGTGGTAATCTTTAGGGTCATCGTCAATCCACTTGTAAGACTGACTTTCCTTGTCAAACACCCTACGTTTCCACTTGCGCCCATAAATAGGGTTTCCGTTCTCATCTTCACCCACCTTTACACGAAAACGCCTGTACCATCTATAGGGGTCGTTGAGATATTTCTGAACGACAGTTGCCATTCTGTTTGCAGCCGTTCCCTCTCCAATAGCCAAATCTATAGTATTTTCAAGCTCTTTCTTGTATGCTCCCGTGTACCTCCACACTCTCTGCGACAAGTTCAGGCTACCCGTGCCTGTTTTTCTCGCAAAAAATGCTTTCATGGCTTCTTGGTTGTGCTGAAAGTATTTGGCGAAGAATGGGCTTTCAATCGCCTTTTTGCCAAAGACAGACTTAACAAGTTCGTCTGCGTGTTCGTTGGACTTTAGCCATTCCCTTTCAACACCATTTCGTATGGTCTGATAGATACGGCTATACATATTGCGCAACATGGGCGTAACCTTTTCGCTATACCCATATTCAGCAAAGGAGAAAGGTTTTCCCTCCTCCAATTCTGTATTCTTCACCAAGTTAATTATTTGCATCAACACATCACGATACACCACCCTTATGTTGGCAGCATACCCCTCTGTGCGCTGGAATAATTCGGCTTGCGCTTTCTTATAGTCTATCTTTGCCATTGCCTACTTCTTACTGAATTTGTCGCATATATCCCTTGTTAGAAACTTACTGTACTCCCAAAATGGACAACGGCACAAAATCATGTGTCCGTCAATAGCTTGGATGTGCGGGTCGTATGAGTGTTTACAATCCTTGCACGTTAGCCCTAAGTCCTTTGGGTTGGTCGCTGTCTTCTTAGCCATTGAATAAATTTTTAATCAGTTCTTCTTTCGTTGGGAAACACGCACTATCCAAGAAATACAAGTGCTGTGGGTTGTTGCGTGTGCCTGTGTTGGTATGCTCCACGTTACGCACGAATGTACGCAATGAGTTACGGAACACCTCAATGCCAGCGATACGGAAACAATGCGGTCTATTGTTAAGCATAGTCCACACTTCATCACCTATGTTGTATTTGGTCTTTACTTCCATTATTCAGCCTCCCCGAACACGTCCATTTTGTTTAACTCCATTTGCTGCGCAAGTCTTTCGGCTTGCTCTGTCTTGATACGCTCCATTTCTGCCTTGCTGTCCTTTACAAGGTAGGACTTTTCAACATAGCTTTCAAGGCTCAATGCCCCATCGTTGTACTGCTTGGAAAGGTCGGCAAGCATTTCACTGACATCATCACCGAAAGGCTCTTGAAACTCATGCCCCAATTCAAGCGCATCATATTCAGCCTTGTGTCGGTAGTCAAGCACGTTGCCCATTATGGCTTTCATCAAGGAGGCGTGTCGGTTCATATACCCATCGTGCTTTTCCTTGTGTCGCTCTGCCTTAATGACTGCAAGCAACATCACTTTGCGAATAGCCTTTGCCGACAGATTGCCGAGGCTCTTCATGTTGTCAAAGTCAATGTTAGGAGTGAACGACTTGGAAAGAATGTGCTTATCCAACCGCTCAAACTGATTTTTCTTGCTCTCGCTTGCCTGGTCCCATGTGAGGTAACGCACATCACCGCCATTTTTTAGTATAAAGAGTTTTGCCTCTTCCTCTGACTTGGGCAAAGAGTTGAGGATTTCAGCGGTTGCCACCATTGCGGGATTGGCGAAGCGGTCGTTTACATCCGCATCCACACTCTCCATTGTTTCCTCACGCTCAATCATCGGTTGCACATCTGCGTGTTCTGGCTCTTGCTCAAACAGCAACACAGGTATCTTGCCTATTGGGTTAGCCATTTTCTGAACTTCCCAACCGACATTACCACGCTTGCACAGATAGATTGTATTTGCCGTATATACATCTATGTGGTGTATTGTGCGGTTGCCTTGCTCTGTAAGGTAGTACCCCCAAGCAAAGGCTTTGAGCCGTCCGTATTGGTCTTTAAGCGTGTATATATCATCGTTGTTTTTCTTGCTCAACACATTCAGCAAGAGCTGTGGAGTGTTATTCTCGTCACGGTACACATGGTAGAGGATGGCTGCACAACCCTCCGCACCCGCTGCTCGCTTGGCTTGACGCACAGCACTGTCAAAGCGCACTTGGCGCATCAGTTCAATGTAAGTTGAAAACGCATCATCTGTACTCTTTGATAGCTGCGTCCACTTCACGGGTCTGCCATACAGGAACACGAGGCTAATCTCGTTTATGTACTTCTGATAGGGAATAGGGATTTTGTTGCGCTTGCTCCAACGCAAGAAATTTCCTTTCTTGTCATACACCGCTCTGTCTTCACGCTCCATTACCTTGTGGCTACCAACCTCATAATCTAACAGATTGCGAGAAGCAGCCTCGGAACGGCTGTTAAGCATTGCAACCGCTCTTGTCACATCGCCAGCGGTCAATAGCTCATCAAAACTTTGCTGATAGCCGATAGCCACCTTTAACTCATTTGTGATAGTCTGAATTATGCCCATCGTAGTTATTGTTAAGTTAAACCTAAAATTCTTTCTATGTTATCTGGAATGTCCACTTCGTTGTAATCAAACCAGCAGCGCATGAGAAACATATCTCGCCAGTCGGGAGAACAACCTATTTCAACTTTGATTTCCTCTTTTGGCTTTAGCTTCAGCTTGCCGTCACTGTCCGCTTTCCACGTTTGCAGTTGTTCAAGCTCTCTCGTTATTTGCTCCCTGTCGGCTTGGCTCACCAAATCCTCATCAATGCCTACTTCATGGGCGTTAATGTGTTCTGCGAGCTTATAACCGCATTGTGTCTGTAAGTTTTGGTAGTTCTCACCTTGCATAGCCGTAGAGTTATTGACAAAGCCGTTGCAATCGCAATTATCAACAACACCACCGCCCACACCATCCTCATCAACAATCACCCTGTGGTTTGGTATTCGGTATTTTCTTTGCTTTGTGATTATCCATGTTTGAATGTCCGTTGTCTTGCTTATAGCAAAGCAAACCTTGTCAATGATGAAATATCCATCCCATACAGCCAAACGTGCATGGTCGGCACCAAAACGGGCAATATCCCCCGTAATGTAATGCTTGCCCGTACGCAAAGCCAGCTTGTTTCCGAATATGGCGCATATATCATCATGTGAGCATAGAGCGTTGGGGTTATCGTCATATTCCCAATCACCAAGAAACAGGCGGGCAAACTTCACCTTGTCGGAGGTTGTCTTCAAGCCCTCTATATAGTCTGGGTCAATGAATGGGTTTTCCTGTACCAAGCAAGCAATGTAGTAGCGGTATTCCGCAAGCTGATTAGCCTTGTATGGCTTGTAGAATATATCATACATCCAATTCTTCTTGGGGTTACAGGTAATGAATAGCTTTCGCTTTAGTCCGTATTCCTCATTCAGACAACGACCGATACGGGTCTTGAGGGTATCGTATGCGCCAAAGTTCACCTCACCGCCCTCTTCTATCCAACCGCCTGTAAACTCAATAGAGCCGTAGCGTTCATAAAGAGGGTCTGAGGGCTTATATTGCAAGTCAAGAAAATCAATGCGTGAACCATTGTAGAACTGAATATAGTTTAGCTGTCCGTTGAAACTCCACATTTCTTCTGGAACTCCATACATGGCGCATACACGTTTGAACGTGATATAAGTAGATTGCGTGATGCGCTTTAACTCGGCACGACCAATAAACCACTTGGTACCAGCAAAGGCAAGACACATGAATAAAAGCCACACAGCACCTGTCCACGACTTTGCGCCACCAGCAGCACCACCATACAGGGTTTCCACATGGTCGCTATCCGTCAGTATGGATAGGGCTTGCTGTTGCTTGTCATGGTTTTTCCCGTCACGGCTCGTTATAAAGTCAAAACGACCTCTACGGAATAGTTCCACTTTGACTGCAAGAGCCAAGGGCAGTGTTATGTTCTTATTCTTTGCCATTCTTTGCGCTGTTCCTTATCTTATCAAGTAGCGTATTGTATTGTATAAGTTCTTCATCAGACAATGCCGACAAATCCACGTTGTTTGACACGTTGGCGTTGATTTCGCCCTCTATGTTTTGTGTAGCCTTGCCAAATACTCTGTCAAAAAGCATTTCAACTGTGGAAGTGCGACCGTAACGAATATCAGAGTTTATGGCGGCTATGATGTTCAACACCCATATAGGCGTGTCCTTGTTTGGCTTGGTGCGGTCGTTTGGGTCTTTCAACAATGGTTCAAGTTCTGCGGTTGAACTCTCATACAGATGTTGTATTACCTTTAGTATTTCTTCTTTGCTGCTTTGAGGATTAACCTTTTTGCCTGTGGTGGTCTGTATGTATTTTAGCACAGAAAGATTGCCCCGACCTCGTTTCTTAGGTTGGTTCTCGGAAGTGAAGCGGTTGCCCTTTTTATTTCCTTTCTCAAATAGTGCCATTCGTTGTAAATTCGTTGATTTATCGCTTTAACGTGTTTGTTGAACACACTTTATAACTGCAAAAAATCGGACAGCGAGAAACACCGCCCGATTTATTCACTTGGTTAATCGGCTCTAAGCCTGTTCCTGTGCCTTGTACTTATCATAGAACCAGGCAACCAAACCGCCCTCCATGTAATTGTCCAAATCGTCATAGGCATCTGTTTCTTCCATGAGTGCCTCGGCTTTGTCAATTACACCTGTGAGCAACTTCTGCTGTTCATCGGTTGCGTTCCACACTTCGATTTCTCCGTTAAGCTGCTGTTTGATAACTTTTATCTCGTCAGCGGTAAGTTCAATCTTTTTCATTGTTTTTTTTTTAGTTGTTTTGTAATGTCTTAAAGTTTATACTTCTTGGCAATAGCTTTAACCGCCTTTGTGTACTTGTCTGACTTTCCATGTACGGCTTTTGTAACTGTTTCTGCCCAAAACTCGCTCACGTTGGTTGTAGCATACTTGCCATAGCCTTTCTTACGCTTGTCACGGCTCCATTTCTTGTAAAGGGCGTTCACTTCCTTGCCCGCTGCCTTTTGGTTTGCGCCCGTCATGTGAGCGTTCCATGTAGCGTGTGCAAGTTCGTGTGTTACCGTATGGGCAACAGGCTTATTTGTGCTCGTACTCCATCCGCTCTTGTAATTCTTGGCGTGCTCTCTTGAAACATTCTTCGCTCCCGTGTCAAAATGCTTTCTGTCAAGATACACGGCTTCAGATTTGCCGCCCCTTGTAACGTGTACTCCGTATGCACTACCGCCCAAATCGGCCAGTTTCACATTCCTTTGGCGCACACCCATTACGGCATGATAACGTGAAATAGCCTCTTTTGTCGCTTTATACATAGCTTTATCTTTCATTTCTACGAGTGAACCAACACGGCTTATTTTGCCCTTGTATTGTCCACCTCCGTCATTGGTTCCAGCCTTAACGCCAGCACTATTTCTTCCCATAGCCGTTTACTTTTTTAGACGATAAAATAATGAGGGATTGTCAAGCACGCTGTCAAGCACGACCTTTCCATGTTCTTTTGCCTTGATTTCCTCTTTGAGTTTATCAAGTTCCTCACTTGTGAGTTGGCTTTCGGTCAAACCATAATCATCCAACATTTGCTTTATTTTATCTTCCATATTGCAAAGTTATATAATTAGTTATTCTTTTTACTATAATCCCAACCGTACTTCTTGGCAAGCATTTTCATAACCTTGTGGAAATGTGTTACTTCTGCTCTTGCAATGTTGCTTTCATTCCACTTTGTTTGAATGAGGTAATTGTGTCCTTGTTTTGATACTGTCCTATTCGCATCCGCAAATGCCTTTGTCGCTTCATCTGCCGACACGCCCCAACCTCCCTTTGGGCGTTTTATCGAAAACGTATATGTTGGGGTTACTGCTCGCATTTCTTTTGCATTTACCCTAATGGCAGACCTTATATCATCACTTGAAAACGAATTACCAATGCGTCTAATGCCACTTTCACCAAGTGAACGAGGGTGATTGTGGGTCAATATACTATTTGCGGGTATCTTCTTAGGGTCAAATACCACCTGTGCGCCCTTGCCACCTATTGAAGAAACAATATCGCCCTTGGAGTTGAAGACGTGCAATGTTTCGTCTTTGTTGCGCCTATATTTCTGTTCCATGCCGACAATGTTCTTTACCATCTGACTATTCCTAAAATTAGTTGACAGAATTGGATGCGATTAACTAATTAGGTTTACTACTTTTATTCAGTTCTCTGTTTTACTTTACAAGTTCTGTTAGTTGAACTGATTTGTTTTACAAGATTTCATCAGTAAACTGATTTGCTTTACTACCTTCTCGCATTCCAATTGCAAAGTTAATGATTATTCCTTTGATTAGTGCAAGAAATAAAAATATTTCGTAATT